TGGCCTTCTCTGACCCGATCAAGAATTCTGTTTGCTTCATAGTGATTCACTTAATTTCCTCCAGACTGCTGCGACCACTTGTGGAACTTGTCCGTTGCCAATGGCTTTAAGTCTGTCCACTCTTGCGGCCACCCCATCAGCCACTCGACCCACTCTGGGTTCAACGGCCCACCAACCTGTGCCGCTAGGGGTATCTCGTTCCTGGCGTATTCCGCAGGGCTTCCCCCGTCTTTGTACATTCGTGCCACTGGTGTGGGCCATAGTCTCGGATTGTTCACTTGATCGACCAATCTGATTTGGATGGGCTGACCATTCTTTCGATGATTCTGGCCTTTCTTGAGGAGTCCAGATGTCCCCCCCCCCCCCGTGTCTGGAGTGCGCCACAATCCACGTTCTATCCCTTTGGTGGGGCGCTCCGACCTCGTTTGCTCCCATAACAGTCCATCTCGTGTCAAACCCGAGGCTGGAAAGGTCTCCAAGCACTCGCCCGATTCCTCGATGAATGAGCATTGGGCTGTTTTCCACGAATACGAATCTGGGTCGAACTTCGCTAACCACCCTCGCCATGTGATACCACATTGAGGAACTTTCTCCGTCAAGCCCTGCGCCTCGCCCTGCAATGCTGATGTCGGTGCATGGAAAGCCGCCAGATACAACGTCAACAATTCCTCGCCACGGGTTTCCGTCAAAGGTTTGTACGTCATCCCAAATCGGGAAAGGCGGAAGAAACCCGTCATTTTGTCGGGCGCACAATACGCTTGCGGGATATGGCTCCCATTCGACTGCACAGACTGTTCGCCATCCAAGCAAATGGCCTCCGAGAATGCCTCCACCAGCGCCTGCGAAAAGAGCCAACTCATTCATAACCTACCTTTCATTTGAGCCATTTTTTGCCTGATGTGTTCAGGAATTGGAACTGCTTTTTTGCGGTCAGCTTCAATCTTTGCAAGGGCGGGGTCTAATGTTTCTTTGGGCTTGATTTCAGGCACTTCTGCGCCATCCCATCGTTGTTGGTTTAAATAGACCTTGGGGGCGGGAATAAATGCCCCGTTGTCTTTTAACCAGGCCGTTGTGGTTGCCATCCATTGAACGTGTTTCAAAATGATGTGCTTTTGAGAAAAGTAATAGCTTTCAGTCCACTTTTTCTTGCAAGCAGCCTTTTCGCCCTTGCGGTCACATCTAGGGTAAGCAGACCAGAATTCATCAAAACCCTCATCTGTTTTCTTTGGTTGTTCAGGTATCTCATTGCCGAATAAGTCTTGCATTTACTTCCCTTTGGTGATTGTTTGAGCAAAGCAAAGCCTTACCGTACTGAAACAGCAATCGCTTTGCTTGTGGATAACTTCCCTTCGGAGCCATGTCATCGCATCGCATAGGACAGACTTCTTAGACTTGCGTCCAAACCACTCGGCTCTATCCTTCGCCCACCGCCCCTGCTTTAGTTCGCTCGTGTAACAGGGTATCCCTAGATGCAACCACTGACGTACCGCATTGCACAGCCGCCAAACGCAAAAAACCCCATAAATTGCTCTGTGGTCTTGGCTCTTGGCGAGAGCAACAACAAACGATTGAAACCAATCAAAAGTTCGCCTGTTGTCAGGCAAGACCACACAGAAATCTATGGGGTTCTCAATTGGTTTCGCTCGTCCGATGCCACTCAGACGGTTTGGATTATACATAATTTTTCTATTTGTCAAACCATTCAGGTTTTATTGCCATCAATTGATAAAAACGCCCCAATGGTAAGGTTTTCCATTGATGAACCGCAGCCCTAGTTATGCCCAATATTCGAGCTAGCTCACTCTGTGAGCCTGCAAGGGTGATAGCCTTTTGTTTGTCCATTTGTCAAGTATAGCAATATTTACATATGCACATTTGCAAAAAAGCAACATTTACAAATATTTTTATAAAAGTCTTGTTGTGTGTTTAGATTGCTATACAATCACGCCATGCCCTAGCAAATCGCATGGGGTCTTTTAAGGAGTCAATATGACACGTTTTACAGAAAAAACCATTCGCACTAATGGCAAATGGGTCAAGATCACCAGAGACAACAAACAACGCACTTTTACCTTTGCAATAGGGTATCAAGGTGAATTTACTGCCCGTGAAATTGAGGGTACTTTGTCTTTTAAATGGGTTGCTAATTGGACAGAAGCAACAGATCGTGCAATGCGTTTGGCAACCATTTAAGGATTGACCATGACTGACTACAAACTCCATTATTACTTTGATGACGTTGTGTCTTATGACAATGGCACAACCTTTGAGAACGTCAAAGTCGGCTATGACTACTACCCCGCAGAAATCAATATGCCACATGACCACAACTCAGCGGAAATCTACGATGTGTTTGTGTTTAACTTAAAAGGTGATGACATTTCTTGTGATCTGCCTTTAGCCGAATTTCAACACATCATGTCAGAAACCAAGATTCACCACGCTCGTATGTTGAAAGAACAAAATGAAATCTAAGATTATTCAAACCCTGATTGAGTGCGTGCTTGCCATCATCATCTTTGGCGGCATTGGCGTAATGTTGGCTTGGAGAGGCTAATGATTGAACAAATAAAAGACTATTTACGCTTGCCATCGGCCAAAGAGTTGGCGGCCAAAGAACTTGAAATGGCACAGCGCAAGCTGTTAGAGGCTCTCAGCGCCCAAGAATACGCAAAGCGCATGGGTGACTACCACTCAGACCGAATCAAACGCCTAACGGCTTATTTAAAGGAAGAAGCATGAACGTCCAAGAATTACTCAAACTTAATGTCAATGAGCATACAGAGAAAAAAGCCAACCTAACCTATTTATCATGGGCTTGGGCATGGGCCGAGGCACTCAAAGCCGATCCAAAAGCTACTTTTGCGGTTAATACGTTTGGCGATAAATGCTTTATGGACATAAACGGCACAGCAATGGTGTGGGTAACAGTCATCATGTTTGACAAGCCAATGACTTGCCAATTGCCCGTGATGGATCACCGCAACAAAGCCATCCAAAGCCCCGATGCTTTCCAAGTCAATACCGCCATCATGCGTTGCATGACCAAAGCACTTAGCTTGCATGGCCTCGGTTTGTACATCTATGCGGGTGAGGATTTGCCTGACGGTGCTGAACCCGAGTCAACCATTGACGATGAGAGCATGACAGAGCTATTTAAAGCCATAGAAGCAGCCACTACACAAGATGAACTCAAGTTAGCTTACAAAATAGCTTATTCGGCTTGTGATGGTGACAAGGCTTGGCAAATGAAAGTCATAGCCGCCAAGGACAAAGCCAAGGCGAAACTTTAATGTGGCGTAAACGTGAAATAGGAAAAATTATGATTGAAATGATTGAACAACGCTCAGACGCATGGTTTGAGGCTCGGATTGGTAAAGTCACCGCATCCCGTGTGGCTGATGTGATTGCCAAAACCAAGACGGGCTATAGCGCAACCCGTGACAACTATATGGCGCAGCTGGTGTGCGAACGCCTAACGGGTGAAAAAGGGGAAAGTTTTACAAATGCTGCTATGCAACATGGAACTGAAACAGAACCGCTTGCCCGTATATCGTATGAAGTCGCTCAAAACGTCTTAGTCGATGAAGTGGGGTTTGTCCCTCACCCAACGATTGAAATGGCGGGTGCGTCCCCTGATGGGCTTGTAAACGATGATGGCTTATTAGAGATCAAATGCCCCAACACTGCCACACACATTGAGACTTTGCTCAGTCAGACAGTGCCAGGCAAGTACAACACGCAAATGCAGTTTCAAATGGCTTGCACAGGGCGGGAATGGTGTGATTTCGTCAGCTTCGATAACCGCCTACCCCAAGAGCTTCAATTGTTTGTTAAACGTGTCCCACGGGACAATGTGTTTATCAGGCTAATAGAGGGCGAAATTGTCCAATTCCTTGCCGAACTGGACGACAAAATTAACAAACTTATGAAAGTCAAGAATGTCTAAAATTTATGAAATTTCCGTTGTCAATGGGAAATACAAAAACAAAGATGGTGTGGAAAAATCCCGCTATCAAATCATTGGATCGGTCATTGAGACTAAAAACGGGCCAATGCTCAAGTTAGACAGTGTGCCTCTTATGGATGGCGGTTGGAACGGTTGGGCATATCTCAACACCCCAAAGCCCAAAGATGATTACAAAGGATTGCCAAAGGACGATGACATCGATTTTTGATTAACGGGGGAAAGCCATGCAATTTTGCTTGCGGACGAATGGTTAGTACCCCACCCAATAAGGAAACATCATGGACTATAAAGAAACATTTAAACGCATTTTTGCCATGCCCGAATTCCCTAGAGTTCGTGCGAATGATCCCCTTACATCGTTTGAGGCTGCGGAGTCAATTAAAGAAGTCGCGCCCCAACACCACCAAGTTATCTTTGATTGCCTCAAGTTTTACGGGCCACTTGGAAAAGACGGCATTTCAGCTTTGACAATGCTTGACCCCAATCAAGTAGCCAGGCGCTTAAATGAAATGAAAATCATCGGTTTAATAGAATTGACGGGCAACACAGTAAAGTCCAATTCAGGGCGAAATGAAAGAGAATGGCAATGTATCCAATCGGACTAGGCGGCAATCAGCCCGTTCACAAACTTAAAACTTGTAATAAATGCGATGAAACCAAACCACCTGAAGGCGGCATTGACATGGGTCATAAGTGGATTTGTCAAACTTGTTGGATTCTCAGAACCACAGGTAGGCATCAAAGGCAAATCGTGCCCACCTTGTAACGGTAACTGCAACCAAGGACGGAACTGCCCAAATGACCAAAGACGATTTAGTTAACCTTCTACGCATCACGGGCGCTCAGGAAACCGCCATAGATGCCGTATGCGCGGCTTACGATGTGGGATGGAATGATGCCCTTGATGACTACGCAAAACGCCTTGTGGGGCTTCCTTTTGGCAAGGACACATTAGACAGTTTTAGCGTGTTTATCAAGTCAGCTAAGAAATAAAGCTCGCTCATCTAATCTACGGTTTTGCAAACCTTTAAGGATTTTGCCACCCGCCATGCAATACTTTAGAAGTTCCTCGGCAGCGCCTTCTTTATCGCCCCGTAGAACCTTCTGACGTAGTGTAGAACGCTGAAGTGTCCCAAGACCCACGTTAAAGCTAAAAGACACAAGACCATCAAACATCCCTTGTGTAAGAGGGACAGGACAGAAAGTATGCACCCCACGCTCGAATCGTTGCAAATCGTTTCGTAAAATAACATCTACTTCGTCTTTTGAAAACTGTCGGTTATCTTCTTGAGCCAAAGGGAAACTGTCTCTTTGATCAATTGGCATTTTGCCTTGATTTGGATAAAGAACATGGCCTACTCCTATTGTCCACAGTCTAGCTAGGCATTGGTACGGTTTAAATCTCACACCCTCATGGTGCTTGATCATGTCGATGGCTTTGGGGCTGACGTTCACGATTTGCCAAACGCCCGTCCACCAAAGTGGAAAGTTATGATGGCTGCAAACATGATGCGGGTATCTTCGTCCCACAACATATTAGCCATGTCGTTAAAAGGTGCGTCTGTCCTCCACCCGTGAATAAAGATTCCTATGTCAATCAAGACCAATAAAAGGAAAAATCCCACGGTTAAAAGTGAACGGGTAGCCGCCCTTAGATTAGTCACCCAGACAGAAGCGCCCTTACCAATCGCTACATCGTGAGCATAGATGGCTTGCATTTCAGCTTGTTGAGCGCCTATAACTGCTTGAGCAGTCTGTGCAGTGGTTTCCATCTCAATCTGATCTGTGTGGATTGCTTCAATGCGTTCTTGAGCTTCTAAACCCGCTTTCTTTAGTTCCAATTCACGCTCAATCTGAAGCCTGGCTAAATCTAGCTCATGCCGCTTGTCGTTACGATCTTGGAAAAACTCAAGGAACTTGGGAGTTCCCGACATAAGGAACGAAATAAGGGTTGAAAGTAAGGTAAGCATTATTTAATTCCAATCTTTCCAAGCAGTAGAGAAATTATCTTATCGGATATATCGTTTGGCAAAAATTTAAGAAACCCAAGAAACCATAGCGCCACACAACCATAAACAATGATTTTGAGGCATAGGTCAAAGGTTTTTTGATACTCATTCATCGTCCACAATGTGCTTTGGCACAGTATTCTTGAAACTCTTGGATGCCAATAATTGCACCTAAAAGCAACAAAATCAAGATAAACGCACCCGCAACAATGGCCATTTGTTCGTCTTGTTCTTCTTTCTTTTTCTTGGCATCGGCTTTGGCTTGACGGGCGGCATGGGCATCTTCTACATCCATTAACTGAGCACGTTCTTTAATCTTGTTCCATACGTCAATCTTTCCAGACTGCATGAACAACATCTTCAGTTCTTCTTCAAAAGCTCTGGCTTGCTCTAACGCCATCTCAATCTGAAGAGCAGTTCCCATATTGGAACCACCAGACTTCTTAGCTTGAACCATTGCTTTGGTAGCGTTTGACTTAGCATCAAACATTTTGCCAATCATGGGCGCAAGAGAGCCTAAGTCATTAGCAACCTGTGCGGCTTGCTTGACTACCTTAATGGCTGACTGTATGCCAGCTAGAGCTAATAATGGGTCCATTATTTCTTCTCAACTTTTTGCCACTCAAGGCAAACAACTTTGCGGTTATAAACATCACCCGTCCATGCCCACCTAACACATCGAAACTCACTAGATGAGGCTTGCGAAAGTAATAAAACAATCGCAATCGCCCATCTCATTTTGACCAATAATGAGAAATATACCCAAGAACTGTAGAAGTTGCAGAGACAAACGCCATTCCCATCCAAAACCCACCACGGCCTTTGTTGGCTAGTTCAATGAGGGTTTCTAGTTGAGCTTCCATCTTGTCAATCTTAGATTCCATAGACTCAACTTTTTGCCAAAGAACCCCGTATTTGACCAAATCAATATCAGACATATCAGCTCTTTTGTATGAACGCAAGGGCATAGTAAAGGGGCAAGTTTGTGCCACCAGAACCCGCTACAGATGACGTAAAACCGCCTGTATTTCCTACGGCATAGGTATTACCCGCACCCACTACAAATCTGTCTCTCAGGTCTGGTGTGCCGTTCTGACCATCGCACAAATAGTAGCCAGTTGGAATAGCACCAATAGAGCCTGACCACATGATAATGCCGCCCGCAGGGATAGGGTTGGCAGTAGCAGTTGAACTTGGGATGCCATAAAGATTGTCAAATGAGCCAATCTGCACATTGGCAGAGTCAGTCAAAATAAACTTGTAGGAATATCCTGAATTTAACCAAATCTCTTGTGGAGGCCGTCCATCAGTTCCCAATTGAATAGGATTGGTGTTGGCAATCGTCCCCGCAGAAGTGGTGTAAGTAGCTAGGGGAGTGCTAGAACCCGCTTGGTAGGTATAGATATACCCACCGTTAAGGGGTAAACCTGTGTTGGTAAAGAATTGGAAACCGTTACCAATGGGGGAAAGATTGAACGCCATGTTATTTTCCTATGTCTGAAAGTTTAGTGCCAGCGGCAGGGCGCAGAGACTCTTTCATCTCTTTTTTCATTTTGTTTTCCATGTAAAGATTTGTAGCTGGCTTGATGATTGATTTCACAATTGGAATATCTTGTAAAACACCACCTACATATTCTTTGGCTAATTGTCCAGCTGCGGTAGTTGTGTTTGATTCATTGACAAAAGAGCCTTTAGGTCTAGCTTCAATCAATGTACCAGCGTTTGCAATTTTGCGTAATTTGCTAGCTTCTTCAGCGCCAAACAAAGCATCTAACTTTTTGTTGACATCTAAATCTGAAATGGTTTTTGCAAATTTACCAGTAGCAAAGTTTCCACTTGCATCAGTAGAATTACGCAACATATAGTCTAAAGTTCCAGCCCTCAAATTTTGAATTGCTTGTGGACTATCGCCAACTAAATCCATCATTTTTGCAAAATCTTGATTTTTTGAGCTAAACACGTAATTCTGAATAAAGTTCTTTGTATCAGCACTACCATTTTCAACCATTGCATAAACAGCGTTGTATGTTGGTCTTGTCTTGTCAATCAAGTCAAACTCACGTTTAGCCAAACCACGGGCTTTGTCAGCAAACACTTTAGCTTCTGCTGTTTCACCAATAAGCGGTAAATTTTCTAATTCATTTTTAACCAAACTTAAAGCATAAACAGCGTTACCGTCATCGGCTCTTTGTGCTTTTCGTCTTTCACGCTCAATTTGTGTTGCTAAATTTTGAAACTGGTCAAAGTTCATGGGTTTGCCTTCCATGTACTGATCAACTTTAGTTTTAATTGTAGGCGGCAAGAAATCAATATCTTCATTTTTAGTCAACGCATTCATTGCATTTTGTGCAAATGTTTTGCTGTCAACTTCTATTTTTCCAGCACCAAAATCTTCAAGGTCTTTGTACGCTTGTTTCTTTTCAGTTTTATATGTGTCAATTTTTTCACGAACTAAATCAATTGCACCTTGAGCATTAGACACATAATCAGGGCCAAAAACATCAGGCGCGGCACGTTCTTTGACCAACGTCACATTTTCTCTTAACGCTTTGTCTTGTTCATTAAAACGATCAGCAAATTGCTCTTTAAATCCTCTTTCATTTCGCTCACGGGAAATAAGTGATGGATTTTGTGAAGCTTGTCCACGGGTCAACCTTACTGGAACGTCTAGAGAATCAGCATCAACCAAACGATTGATTGCTTCTATGTTAGTTTCAGCAGGGTTTAATAATTTAAGATCAGCCGCCAATTCTGGCTTGGCTTGTGCAATAGCGGCATCAAGTTGTGTTTTAACTTGAGTAGCTGCTGCGCCAGCGTTTTGCATCCCGCCTTTAGCTTGAAACTGTTGCTCAAGTTGGCTAGGTGCGCCAGCACGAATTTCATTACCCCATTGACTTAAAGTTTCAGCACCTCTAACCAAAGGTTTAGCGGCCACAGCCAACGGTTTAGCCATTAGCGCTGGTGCGGCAATTGTTGCCGTTCCCATCATGTTTTGCACATCAGGAAGTGGCAAGCCTGTTTTTTGGGCAATCCACTCAGCACCTTTATTGACGTTTTCACCAATAAAGTTCATCAATCTTTGTGAAGCCTCACCCTGATAAGCAGGGGATTGTGTAACTCCCAAAGTTTTACCAAATGGTTTATCTAATGCGCTTGTAACAGCGCCTCCAATTTCTTGAGCACGTTGGGGTGTTAAGCTAGTTGGCTTGCCTGTTAACATTTGTTCAGCGCCACCTAAAAATCTAGCGCCAGCTTGGACAACTTGCCCCGCCATAGGCAAAATGCCACCAATGGTAGTGTCAGCCAACGATGCCGCACTAGCGCCAAAATCACGCCCCATTTGTCCATACATTTCACGTGATTTTTGCAAATTGATAATTGCTTGATCAGTTTTGTTTTTTGCTACTGGTTTGTCAGTTTTAGAGGTTTTAAAAGCATCTTGAACAGCCGCACCGATTGCGTCAACGCTAAAATCATCGCTTGGTGTAGTTGTAGGCGCACCGCCTTTTAACTTCATTTCTCTTTGAAGTGACTCTAAATTACGGGCAGAAGCGGCATTACCAGAAGCGGCAAGTTTGCTTTCCCTTTCGTATTCCTCTTGCAATACCTTTAAAGACTCTTGATCACGGGAGGATTGAGTCCTAGTAGGAGGGGCTGATTTGCGACCAAAGGCAGAACTAACCGCACTATTGATCGAATCAACGTCAAAGTCACTAACAGTAGCCATTATTGCCCCTTAACAAGAGTACCCATGAACTTGATTTTATTCAAAAGGTTTTTGTAGCCAATAGAGTCAGGGCCACCAACGGCATTGACAACTTCTTTCATGCCATCTTTGTCGTTGTTTTTCATTGCATCATAAAGACGAATAGCATTTACGTCTGCAATTTGACTCCATTTATTCTGGAAATCTCTAGCCGCAAATGGGTCTTTGGTCTTGTTAAATTCGTTTTCAACACCTTGGTTAAACAAACTTGTGGCAGTTGACAAAGCACGATTAACACGGGCAGTTTGTTTGATAGCGGGGGCTGTCCAATCAGTTGTTCCCGCAATCTGTCCCGCAATTTGATTAGCCGCATCAGTTCCACTTAAACCCGATGATCGTGACAAAGCCGCAGTTTGAAGCGCCATGTAATGACCAAGTTGTTGCAGATTGGTTGCGTTGTCACCACCAAAAGGCAAAGCAGCATAACCACCCGTCAAATTAGCAATAGCGCCCGCACCTTTACCAGAAATTACATCATCAGCAATTTTGATAATTTGATTACTATTAAATTGTTGATTAGGCACATCAGCGGCTGCGGCTGCGGATCGTGTGCGAATAGCTTGAGCATTTTGCAATGTGTCCGCAGTTTCACCTGGGCGCATCCTAACGGGCGCATTAGAGGGCATTACAGGCGCTTGTGGGGCGTTTTGTTGTGGCATCCCGCCTTGTTGTGGCATTGCACCTTGTTGTGCGCCTTGAGGGTTTGGTTGTGCCGTGACACCAGCGGGAATGGTCACTTCACCCAACAATTTACCGCTTTGATCATATTGGTAGGCAGTTGGGTTGTTGTTTTGATCAACTCGACCAGTAGCCACATATTGCGAGCCAGGCGCAATGGTCAAAGGCTCTGCCCGTCCCGTCATGCGAATATTAGGTGCTTGGCCTGTAATTCCTTGGGGCGTTGTAATTGTTTCTTTTAATTCGCTACCAGTTGGAGTCAAACTAGCTTTAGGTGCAAATTGACTAAGTCGTTCAGGAATAGACAACAAAGATGCAGATTCGGCAAGCAAATCTTTTGTAATGTCAGGGCCAGGTTGTGCTTTTTTAAGAATATCAATTCTTGCATTAACCATACGATGCAAAGCAGGGTTATCAGGATTGTTTGTGATCAATCCTTGATAAGCTCTCATAACTTTTTTAGGATCAGTTTCGCCCATTAAACCAAGCGTATGATCAACATTACCAATGATTGTGCGCTCAGATTGCGTCAAATCTTGTTTGGCTTTGTCAGCGTCAGTCTGACTTCTATGCAATCCGCTTAATGATGTAATAACATCAGAGCCAGTTAACGGTGCAATTTTAGGAATCACTTTGTTAATTTTGTCCATGTCAATGCGGCCATTGGTTTGCCAATTGTCAGGATTGCTTGTAAATTCTTGCAGCTTGACCCGTTCTTCATTTTTTTGACGGATAACTTGATTTTCAACTTGAGCCTTTTCCAAGGCCAAAGGATTCATTTGTCTTGCTTGCTCAACTTCCTGTTGCGCTCTTTGCAAAACCAAAGGATTAAGCTGTTGTGCTTGTTGGTAATTCTGAATACCAGAAGCCATGCCCAACATATCCCCAAGACTTGTTTGTTGGGGCTTTGGGTAATTTACGTTCATTGATAGGTCAGCCATCATTTATCCTTATGTCGCTTTAATCAAAGAGCCAAGCAATGCCGTGTTGCCAAGGTTGCTCAAAGCAGTTGCTGTGTTAGCACCTCCAGCTGTTGCATTACTTGCCAATGCCGATCCAAGACCAGTGGCAAGGTTAGCGGCATTTAATCCATACACATTAGCGGCATTTATACCTTGACCAGCGCCAGTTGTAAGGTTGCCACCATAAGTGTTGGCAGCACCCGCCAAATTGCTTCCATATTGGTTATATGCGCCTTGCAGTTGACCCGCATTAGAAAGCATATTGCCACCATAAGTAGACGACAACGAACCAAGGTTAGAGCCGTAATTAGTACCAAGACCCGCCAATTGACCCGCAGACGTTGTGCCAATGTTGGCCATTCCCGCTAGGCTGTTGTAAATGTTATTACGTTGGGTATTAAAGTTATTGAACGCATTTTGGTAAGCACCACCCGCATAGTCTTGGGTGTAGCGTTGCAGACCTTGTAAGGCATTGCCGCCTAAGCTACCACCAGCCGCATTTGCCGCACGTTGATTAGCCATCTGACCTTGTTGCAATTGGAATGCGTAATTAGGGGCAAGGTTGGAATTAAGATCAGCGTTGTTAAATTGACGGGTCAAATAATCTTGATTTGCCGCTAATCCTGCCGCACCTTGAGCGCCAATTTGTTGGTACGGTGATTGATAGCCAACTTGTTGGTTATACAAATTCTGCAAATTACTTGCTGTATTTGAGTAATTGTTTGCTAGATTTGTATTTGTATTTCCATACAAACCCGCTTGAGCATTTAACGTATTGTTTAAATTGCTACTTAAATTTGAGTAAACATTACCCAAATCTGTACGGTTAGCCGCATTTAAACCTTGTGCGTTTTGATAAGCATTAGATAGTGCAGTTCCCGCTTGTGTGCCATATTGGTTGATCAGGTTTCTAGCGTCAGAAATTGCGGATGCGTTTGACATACCGCCTAATAAATTACTAAGCGCTGCGGCAGTTAAACCAGTTCCCAAACCTAAATTTGTTCCTGTACCGCCAACATTTCCACCGCCTGTGCCGCCACCTGTCATGTTGCCTGTGCCACCACCAACAACACCGCCTGTGCCACCGCCAGAACCCACGCCTGTTGTCAAAGCGCCTGTGCCAAGAGTAGTACCGCCTAAACCTGTCACGCCACCTGTAAGAGCAGAGCCTGCGCCTGTTCCCAATAAACTAGTTCCAAGAGTAGAGCCTGTTAATACGCCAGTACCAGTTAAGCCCGTACCTGTTCCTGTTCCAAGCAAACTTGTACCAAGACCAGAACCAGTTAATACGCCTGTTCCTGTTAAACCAGTTATGCCTGTTCCTAGCAAATCTGTGCCAAGACCAGAACCCGTTAACACACCTGTGCCTGTTAGACCAGTTCCTCCAACAACACCAGTACCCAAACCACCAAGACCCGTTGCACCTGTAGCGCCACCAAGCCCACCAGCGCCCGCAGCTGTTAAACCAGTTCCTAAACCGCCATCTAAACCAACTGCACCGCCTACACCACCAAGACCGCCTGTGCCAGCTGCTGTGATTCCTGTACCTGTACCTGTGCCTAAACCCGCAACAGTTGTTCCTGTTCCCGTACTTAATCCTGTGCCGACTCCTGTGCCGACTGCCGTATCAGTTCCTAATCCACCAAGTGCGCCAAGTGCTGTGCCGCCACCAGTTCCATATAAAGCAGCGGATTCTGCGGCAGTTAAAGCACCAGCCCCTGCGGGAATACCACTCAATCCTGCTAGGTCAGAACCTACAGCACCTAATGAACCAAGGGTAGAGCCTCCACCAGCTGCTTCGCCAAGGCCAGGCAAACCAAACGCCATACCACCCGCTGCCAAAAGGAACGGCAACATATTGTTGTCAACTTTTTGTTGCGTGCCTTGACGCTCTAGAGTTCCATCAGCACCGTATTGGGTATAACCACCGCCTGTTTTGTTTTCTCCAACTTTATAGGTTAAAACATTTTGAAGCCCGCCAACTTGTTCGTCTTGACCGCTTCCTGTGGTTTGATATTGAGGTTGAACAATTGTGTCGCCAAGCGTAACAGTTTGACCAGGCGGGATCGTAGCCGCAACCCTTGCAGCAACCGCACCCTCAGACATACCAACGGCACTAGCCATTTGTGAGGGCGAAACACCATAAGTCCTCATGGCATCCACAATTTGAGAATCACTCATGCCTGGATTACTTGTTAAGTAATCTTTAATCTGTTGATCTGTCACGCCAACAGCTTGAGAAACTAAAGAATTGATTGTGTTGTCCATGACTTAAACTTTCTCAAACATTGTAGTAAGGCACTTTGTAAGCCTTGCCATTTACTGTGACATTTATAAACCCAACAGGGTTAGCGGGAAGCGTTGCCGA